CACTTTTGAAAATCATCTAGTGTCAATGGTAATTTCATTCTAGCAATTCTCTCACCTAATTTTTTATTGGTAAGTATTCTTGCCATATCTTTTGCATAGTTTGTGTGTGTAGAAAAATTAAATACCACATCTGCTGCATTTGAGATCGCAACCTGTAATGGAATACGATCATAGTTGGATTGTATAATCTCATGCATCATACTTACTAATATTGGTTTTTCTATTTTTAATATTAGATCACGATAAAAACTTGTGACTGTCTTTTGACTATGCATTGGACTTGGATATGAATTGATTATAACAATATCATAATCCTTGTTTAATCTTTCTGCAATGGTTGACATTTCATCTGGTTTAAATTCTATATAATCAGATATGTGAGTACCTCCACGATTGAAGGCTCTTTCTTTTAATGCAAAGACATCGATATTTTCTGGATCATATCTTTGCCATTCATAACCAAACTTTTCGACACCACAGCCGTCTAGACCCTTGCCGAAAACTATTGCAATTTTTTTACCAACCATAATTGTATATTATAACACGTTTATTTGTCAATGTCAACCAAATTTTTTGGTACACCTTTTGGCATAACTTTTAAATAAACCCTTCTGTTATTTTTCTTATCTCTTGCTTTATCTTGTAACTTAATGTGATCTGGATATAATGAATGTAATACCTTAGATGCTTCTTCCATTGTCTCTTCGTTTCTTGCTGCCACATTACCACCAGCTTTTTCTTTACCAATAATTAATAACCATTTAAATAAAGAAAAATTGTTATACCCTTTATCTATAGCACTTAACCAGGCAGCTATATCTTCATAATATTTGACTCTTGTATAACCTAGATCATCAGCTGTAAGCTTACCTAGATTTATAAAAGAATTAAATGCACCCCAACGATTCAATGCTATGGGATGTTTCTTTTTATCGTGTGGAAAGAATCCAGTATTAACTACACCAAATGGCATTTCTTCTAATAACCCTGTGGCCATACTAATTAATTCATAAAAAGATTTTTCGCTTAATGTTTTATCTTTTATAATATAACCTTTGTCGTCTCTTAAATAAGTTGATACAATTTTTATATCATCATCACACATCCATATTTTTTCACCAGCAAAATGACGACATATTGCATCTCTCTTTTCTGGTATGCCAGAAATCATTGGTAAATCTAATGGAACTAAATTGACTTTCTTTTCTAGGTGTTGGTATCTGTCATACTCTGTCATACTATTTCTAATGCAGACATAAACATTATGATAATAATTTTCTGGTATCCAACCATTTTCTAAAATATCTAATTGACCATCAGGCCTAGCGTATGTTGGTATTACTATCTTCACTAAACAATAAACTCCACTTCATTAATTTTTTCTTTTTCACTTCCATACGATCTTCGATTTGTTTATCTGTTACAAAGCCACTCATCTTTAAAATTTCTATCATACACATAACGTCACCAATCTCGTCTTGTAGATTTCTGACATATTTAGTATCTTCTTTAGTTCGAATAACTTTACTACAAGCTTGAATCAGCTCGCCACATTCTTCCATCGTAATGACTAAGGCTTCTTCTCTTTTTTTCATGCTAGATAAACAAATAAGTTTCTAAGTAAAAACATAAGACCTACACCATTCAACATGATGAGTGCTCTGTCTTTCCATAATACTGATACGATTAACCAACCAGCTATACCAAATATAGATAAGACTAGATCATAAAATTGTAAACCTTCTACACCTCTTACAGATATAGCTGCTAATACAAATATTGATGCAACCCATTTAATATACCAACTGATGTCGTATTTAGGTGTTGCTGATTTAAATATTCTTTTACTATTTGCTATTTCTTTTGGATCAAACTTTGTCATAGATCACTCCTGCTTCCTTAAACATTTTTTCTGTTATTGCATTACTCTCTAACCATTTCATAGGAACACTATCTAATGGTGCAAATGTTGCAACCACTCTTGAAACACCGGCTTGAATAATACCCTTTGCACATTCATGACAAACCGGTAAACCAACGATATACATTGTAGCACCTTTGAGTGATTGGTGATGATAGTTGGCATTGTAAATGCAATTCATTTCTGCATGTATTACATACATATATTTTTCTTCTCGGTTATTCCATCTATCTTCTGTATCTTCTATTCCTCTTGGAAAACCATTATAACCTGTGGCTACAAGTCTTTTATCTTTTACAGCAATAGCACCAATCTTAGTACTTGGGTCTTTTGACCAAGAACTTACTTGCCCTGCTATATCTAGCCATCTTTGGTCCCACTTATCTAACAAGGTCGAAGTGCCTCTCATACACATGTAGATTTTGTACTTGCCAATACAAATAACCTAATTCTAAATGAATACCATTATAATATAAATCTTCTAATAATCTTTCTTGTACAACCTTTTGCCAAGCATAATCATTCTTATAACCAAAGACAACATCATTACTTCTCATTTGAACTGTGGCATGAAGCATATTATCACGAATATAATATGTCACAGCATTAGTACAAATAAAATCATTCTTGCCATTCTCTTTATATTCTTTCCATATACTTGGTCTTTGATAGATCATAGAGCCACGTCTTGAGTCTGGATTTGTAAGTAATTCTTTTAATACTTTATCGTATTGTCTAAAGTATTTACCAGAATAAATTAGATGGCCATAGTTAGAATTGATTTCACCATGTTTGTTTGCAGAATATATCCAGGCTTTTGGTGCTTGTTCATGACCATAAATGTCATAGATGTTTGTTGACTTTTTATCATACCACATTAATTCATGTTCAATATATTTTTCATTTGGTTCACCAAAGATTGCTGGCTGATCAGCAACAAAAGATGCACCAATAATTTCTATGGTCTTTTGACCAGTTTTATCAGTAACAAAGTTTTCTGCTGCTAGATGTTTTTTAAATACTTCAGCAATATCTGCTGTATTATTCACTTGATACATTCTTCACCTTCTTATTAAACATATCTCTGTTAGGGTCTTGACCTTCCATCTTACCACGAATATAAGATACAGCAAAAGATGAATAATTAATTAAATCTTTATAGGTATCTTCGAGTGATTCAAAGTTAGGTTCATTGCCTGATTCTAATAATGATGTTGCACGAACAACTTTACCAAGAATAATATCGTGTATGGTATCTACACCTCTACGATAGTGCATGGCTTGAGTGACAGTTGATTCGTCACTTTGATAGTCTTGCGATTTCTTAGCTTGAAGTTCTGCGCATTCTTGTAATACTCTCAATGATTCTTTCATAATCTCTCCATAATAATATTCTATTATAACACATTTTTAAGTAAATGTAAACTGTTTTATTTAGCTTCGTAAATAATTCCTTTTTCATTTAGTGCAGCTCTATTCCAAAGATGACCTTGTTCTGTATCATCTTTAGATTGTCCAAAGTAAGGTACCGCATGGTGTTCATCTATCTGTTGTTGATTAACACTATAAGATGCTCCACCGATAAAGAGTTCGCCTAATATTCTGCCAAACTTACCTTTATCATGTGATACTAATTCAACCTCTTTGCCATCTAATATTTTAATTAGGTTTGCCTTTGATTGCTTACCATAAAACTTTTCTTCTAAATCACGAGTCCTAGATTCTGGAGTATCAATACCCATCATTCTGACTCTTTGTTTTTTATAAGTCATTCCAAAACCTAGATCAATGTCTACATCTACTGTATCACCATCTACGACTCTTGTGACTTCTACTTTATATCTGTACATTTTTTTCTCCATCTGGTGGAGCTGATAAGATTCGAACTTACGACCCTCTGCGTGCAAAGCAGATGCTCTCCCAACTGAGCTACAGCCCCATGTATCTATTTATCATTCTTCCTCATACATCTCAGTTAGTAAAGGTTCATATATAATTCTTCTAAAGCTTTCTATATCTAAAAGCTCAGATGCTTGAGGTAATGTTTTTTTATAATCGTCGTATGCTTCTTGTAATTGCCATTCAAAATAATAAATCATATATTGTTTCTAAAGATAAATTCAATTGCTCTTTCTGCTTCTTTATACATATCTCTTTTTAAATACCAATTACCTGTATCAGCATCTAATTCACGACAAAGATATTCAACCTCTTTTGCTGTGATAGGATAACCACGATTCATTGCATTGCCTGCAATCGTACACATGATCTGATACATCTTTGCATACCAACCTGTACCACTGATTGTTTTATATTCGTCTATTTGTTTCTGATTTACAAAAGGACAATCACTATAGTTTGTCCAAGTAATATTTGTATTGTTTAGTTTACCTTTACGATGTTCGATCAAACCTTTCTTAATTGCTTCTGGTAATCTATCGAAGAAGTTTTCGTTTGGTACCACATAAGGATGTTTATCCATAAGATAATCTGGATCCATAACTTTACCATCTTGTGAAAAGATAAAGTTAAATGCATCTTTATATTTTGCAGGTACATAATACATTCTTGATAAGTCTTTTGTTTGAGCATCAGCCACATCACCGACTTCTTTATTTAATGCAAACCAAAAGTGTTTGATCTTTTCTTTATCTACATCTTTACTTAATGGAAAGACCAATCTAAATTTTGGTTGATCTTTCGTGGAAGATGCTGTTGAGTAACAGACAAATCGATACTCACCATAAGTCTTTTTAATATCTTCTATGTCACCTTCAAAGTCATCAATATCAAGAGCACACCACATACCCCAACCAACGACATTATCATTGCCTCGAGTTGTATCAGGTATATAAGTTGCTGGACTTATAAGAGGTGCATCTTTCTTTGTAGGATATTTAGTTGATTCTGATAGTTTATATAATACTGCTTCAAACTCATCAAAAGAATTATAATCCATTCTCTTGTTGGTTTTATTATCGTATATACTATCAAATATTGTTAAGCTTACCATGATTATCGCTGTGGTCTGGACCCTCCCAATCTTCTGGTTTAATTAAGTCTGGCAATCCAAGTGGATTAGGCCTTGATGGTTTAACACCGACTTCTTTTGCTAGATTTGCTTTTAATACTTCGTCCCATGCTTTATATGGGTCAACACCAAAGGCATCAAGAGTACCAATCGCAACAACACATAGATCAATAAGACCATCTACTATTTCTTCAGCATCCATATTGACTAGTGCTGCTTCCGTTTCGCTCAATTCTTCTTGTAAGAAATCAATTCTAAACTCTAAATACTTTTTTAGGTTATCTGTATTTTCTCTGTTATCATGTATCCACTTATGCACACCATATTTGTATTGCATTTCGTTAATATCTTTTACCCAGTTCTTACTCATGACGTCACTATCTTCTTTTCTGGTGGAACTGCTAATTCACTTGTAGCATTCCTATGTTGTTCTAATAACATATCGTTTGGTTCAACCATAAACATAATATGTTTCATATCTAGTTCTAAACCATCTTTGGCTTTTGTGTATGGCATGAATGGCATAAATCCAATCTTGCCTTCACCCGCCGGTATTAGACATAGAGTATCTTTTAAAATTACTGTATCTGTATCGATACCATTTAGGTCTACATCTGATAATAGTTCTTCACCAGATGTTAGTCTTAATAATTGTACGTTTTTCATTTCGTCTCCATAATTACTATATTATAACACACTTTACTGTATTTGTAA